CTGGCGGACCAATTGCAAATTCCGTTGTGGATTCTGGTTCTCTGCAATATACATTCAAATCAATGCCTTGTTTACTTCCTGGTATTGACACCTTTAAAAGTGGACTACTAAATGCCATTCTTACCTCTGCATCATTACAAATTTTTTTCATAACATCTTTAAACGTTTTATCATCAGGACTGTGAATATAGTAAAGTTTTAGATATTTTACAGCGACTTTAATATATAGTTTGTTATGCAACAAAAACCTTTTATCTTCATTACTACGATAATCAAACAAATACATAAGACCACTTTCATCCTTACTGTCTACTTGAAAACCTAAATTATAATCAAACTCTAATAATTCATTAAGTATTAATAAACTTGCATCTTCTTTATAATCGCATGCACGCATTAATGCTGATTTTTGGTTGTTGCTATATGTAGTGTATGGTTTACAGTCACCTTTTAACAATTCTTTTACAACCATAACTGACATTTCATCGTCACTACTGCAACATAATGTTAAAGGTGTTCTTCCGTCAGCATCTACTTCACCTAAATCCACTTCCTCTGGTTCACGTAATCCAATTTCAATCATTTTTAATGCAGCATTAAATTTTCCATTTTCGCATGCATATCCTAAAGAGCATACTGAATTTCTATCAAAAAGATAATTTTTTAAAAAATTTTTTTTTAAATTATTCAAAAATAACTCAGTCGCCTCAGCATTGTCCCCATCTATTAATTCTTTAAAGTGACCAACGATATCTTCGTATATTGGACATATTCCATTATATTCTTCTTCAGCCATTAATTATATATATTGTGGTATTAAAAATATATAATTACAAATCATAGAAAGGATTGTCGGTAATTGTCATGCCACAATAACCTTGTGGGTTTTTTTTATAATCAACTGGTTGATAAATATTGGCCGCCTTTGCATTTTCCAACAAGAACTTGAAGTTCTGCCAAAAATCTTGTTTATGTCCAATAGATTTTGTCATTATGTGAGACAGCTCATGAATAGAAACAAATGTAAGGGTATTAATATCAATAAGTGTTACACTATTTTTTGATTTGCTCAAGCAAAATGCAAGTTTCTCTCCCTTATTTTCACTATAAGCTGTTAATTCACTGGTTGGAAGAGTCTCGGATATTTTTTTAGGATTAAATCCTTCTGTCAAGCGTTTTACATCGGGGTCATCTGGGTATTTTTTCCCAACATAATCAACAAGTTCTTTGCATTTTTTGGTAGCTTCTGCTAATAAATCTGCCGCTTCATTTACTTGAGCTCTATCTCTTACACAGTATTTATTACCGTCTACTGTAGATATTACGCATTTTAAACCAAATAATTCTGATTCAGAGTAAATTTTGAGACATATAAGTAGAATAGCACCAATTATTACATAGGTTAAAATTTCACTTTTCCATAGATTATTAAACATATAATATGGTGTTATTATATATTTTAAATGTTAAATAATGTCAAAAGTGATGGACTACAAATTTATTGAGGACCAGAACCTAACTCAAGAGGGGGCCTCATGAAGTCGGGCTCAATGGTGGAAAGATTCCAGGGGCCAACATAAAGCTGAGGGTTAGGGGGTTCGGAACGGATTTGTAAATTGGCGTTTCTCAAGGTTTGGCCGATGGTGTCAATACCAATGTGGTAGCCAGCCTTTAACAAGTTAATATTGGCGAGGTCACCCTTTCCAGATGGGTTTAACTGGGCCCACTCATTGTTGCTGTCCTTGGGTAATAAATCGGAGGGGTTCTGAATGTTGGACTTGGAGCAAGAAGTGGGGACACCAACATTGGGAGTAGCAATACCCTTAACAGAGGCAAAAACCTCGTTTTGACCTAAAGCCTCAGAGGGACGAGGTCCTGAAGGAGCAGAGCCTCTTCCTTGACCAGATCCAGCTCCAGCATAAGCAGAGTTTGGAGTTGAGTCCATTGATTCTGACCCATACATGCCCTTGGCAGTTAAGTATTTTGCAAGGACACTAACACCATACGCAACTATCAATAAGACGACAAGAGCGCCAATACCATAATCGGACCATAGCTTTTTTAAAGTGCTGCTCATTATATAAAATTACACGATAAAATATTTTTTTGAATACATTTTAATTAGTTTATTCTAAAGATTAATCCTTCAACACTTCTTTTTCTAAATCACTATCCAAATCTTCTTCGGATAAATTATCAATATCCATATCACTATCTTCACTGTCTTCACTCTCATCTAAATCGTCCAACATATAAGTTTTCTTAATATTCTTAGCTTCCAAAAAAGCCATTATGGCTGTTTTTTTTGCATCTTTTGCCTTTTTTCTCGCAGTTTTATAAATTTCATAATAAACTTGGTTTGGCTTTTTTAATGTAATTGTTTCTAAATTATCTAAATCAGAATCAATGTTTACTTCTGTTAAATCTAAAGCTAAATCATTTTCTACACTTTCTACAACTTCTTGTTTTTGAGATTCCTCAATATCACAACTTTCACTAAATGATTGCGGTTGATTTTCTTCAGGAACAATGCTAGAGCTTTCTAAAACCTTTTCTGAAATAGCTTCAGGTTCAGGTTCTTCTAAATTTTCCATAGTGTTTACCTTTAAAACAATATTCTCCACTAGATTTTCTTGAGGCTTGAAACTTTTTAAACTTGTCTTAATCAAACAACTTTCAAATATTTTTTCTGAACTTAACACCATGGCTTGTTTAAGTTCAATCTCAATTTGAAAATTTCTGCTTGTAAATTTTATTCCCTGAACTTCCAAAATAGATATCATATAATTTTCTGATGTCACATCATCTATCGTTATCGGTGTTTCACTTTCGTTGTAAATTTTAATACTAGGTATATTTGTATTATAGTTAACTTTTACGTTGACTCTTACTAAATAATATTTTCCAGATTTATATATTCTTATGGGAGATGCAAATGCGCTTTCAATGTCATTCATTTCTAGTTTACTTTCAAACCAAGAGTCACCTTTGCTGTGTATTAGTTCTTGGCATTTATTTTCAAGATTTTCTAACCAATGAATAAACTGTTGGTCGTTGTTATCAAACATTAAATCGCAATAAACTTTTTTTCCATTCTTAACAAATCCTTGTCTTGTTAATGATTTGGGAGTTTCAATGTAAAGAGGTTTGTTGTGCATTTGAATTTTTGTAAAATATGCTCCTCCTTGGATTCCTGTGGGATGTGCTAAAGATATATGTGAAAAATTAAACTCTTCGTTTGGATGAAAAATGTTCTCCATTAGTTTTTCTTAAGAAAATTTATACTATAATAACACGCAATTTTGGTTTTATCGTTTAATTTATTTTATGTTTAATTAATAATTATGAAAGAACCCATTATTCAGCAATGTTTAGACATATTAAAGAGGGATGACATAAAAACAGAACTTACTACCTTATGTAGTCCAGTAATCAGGTTGATATTTGACTTAATTAATCCATACATCTATGTTACATTGTTCCTTGTTTTTTTAATATTTGTAATGATTTTAGCAATTTTAACTTTACTAATTTTAATGTTGCGTAATAAAAGTTTGATTTCAAAAATTTTTTAATATTTTTTCTCATTATTCTATATAATGAACACAACTTCAAGTTCAATGACAAACCCTTTAGCGACAACAACCTCCATGGGTGGCTCTCGCAAGAGAAAGCAAAGTTTAAATCTTTCTAGAAGCAGAGCGAGGGCTGCATCCATGGCTTTAGCCGGTGGCAGACGTCGCAAGCGTTGTGGAGGCCAATCAGCGCCTTCACCTGGGCAATACTCTAGCGCTGCCAGTTATGGCTTCGCGGTTAACGGAACTGGTGACGACCAATATAATCGCGTGTTCACTGGAGCAAACTTACCCAACGGTAACCAGATTGTTGGTGTTCAAGGTCAAAATAGTCAAATTCCCGCGTCTTTACCTCAAAGCGCTGGCAAGAGACGTAGATCCAAGAAGGGTGGCTACTGGGGTCAAGTTTTAAGCACTGCTTTAGTGCCTTTTGGATTGTGGGCTGCCCAAAACCGCTACTCTAAGCGCAAGGGCTTTTCTAGCTTTATTCCCAAGATTGGCGGTAAGACTCGCAAGCACCGCAAGTATTAAAAAGCAATACAAGTATTAAAATAATATGATATTATTCGCAGTAAGAATAATAGTATCATAAAACGGACACCGTTTCCATATCTTGTCAAAAAAAAAATTGAAAAACTTTTGACTCTATCTTATAATTGCAGTTTACCCCCCACACCAACACCAATGTCACTCATTCAAATTATTATCTTTATCATTATTTTGGCCTTTGTACAGGCTGGGAAGACCAAGATATCAACCACAGCACTTACTGGACTGCTCAACTACGTGGACGACTTGTTTCCAAGAAGTAGTCCAAATCCTACCTTCTACCAATCCTATTATGACGTGGAGGTTGGACAATGCAATATTCTCAAGGCATACGAGAGGTTGGTTGGGGAATCATACCAGGGGAGGGTTAGTACGGAAACCCAGATTGACATAGTCTACAATTCCTGGGGCGAGCCAACCTCTTACAGTGAATCGGATGTCTCAGGGTTATTCTTATTCATCGTTGCAGTTGCAACGCTAATAGTTTGTTGCAACCGGCGGCCACTAACTTTTGATGAGATGGTTCGTCTCCAGTACGACCCCATTTTCAAGTACAAGTACATGTCCGGTAATTTTTAGAATAAAAAAAGTTTTTAGTTTGTTTTGTTGTTAGTATTTTAAACATTTTTAATAAAATTTTTTCTATTTATTTTTTCTAAAGGTGGGTTCTAGTGGTTGGTCCTCGTGAGGAAGACGACGATCTTTACGATTCTTGAATATATTTCTATAACCAACGCGACTGTCAAAGTTACAACGATGAGGGAGACTAATGATATAAGGGTTATTAACAATAACGCACCCACAACTTCGCCCACCAGGAAGCGCTCTTTAATATGAGGTATGTCACACTTGCCTGCGTAATAATTCTTCAAAGAGGAGAAAGAGTCTCTCGCATACACTTGTTTGTAGTCATTTATGATGCAGGGACATTCTCCAAGTTTTATATCCGGATTTACCGCGCGCGCAACCGAACAAGTGTTGACGCGCCGTTTTTCTTCCATGATGTTTTTCTCTCGCCGCCGTCGGCTTCTACCACCATTGCGAGATATGACTATGGGCAGTCCACTGCCAAGTGGCAGAAGAAACACAACCAACAGACATAGAACTAAGACTTGTG